AAAAGGTATTAACAATATGCTCAACGCCATTCAAGCAGGGATTTTTACCCCGTCCACCAAGCAAAGACTAGACGAGTTGGAGGAAACCAAAAGCCAACTTGAAGTCAGCATTTTACAGGAGGAAATGCACAAGCCCCTGCTTACAAGAGAACAGATAGCATTTTTCATTTACCGATTCCGCAAATTTGATGTGACAAAGCGGGAACAGCGGCAAAGACTGATTGACAGTTTTGTAAATGCGGTGTATCTTTATGAGGACAAGATAATCCTTACTTTCAACTATAAGGACGGTTCTAAGACCATCACACTGGCGGAGGTTGAGGGTTCGGATTTATCCGTACTCGGTGCACCATAACAGTTAAGGTAATTGATACAATCGTATCAGTTACCTTAACGTTTTTTTATGCCCAGAAAAGGCTGTAATACTGGGCTTTTTATCAAATCAATGCACCCGCTGTTCTTTATAAACCACAATATATAGTATTTTACGTAGTGAGTATTCTTGACTAATCACCACATATACGCTTCAATTCGTTTTTTGACTTGGCTATCGTTTTTCGATTAGTTTACCATAGAGCACCCTCGATTCAACCGAGGGTGAGAGAAAAGCCCTCTGTTTAAAAGAGGACTTTCATAATATAATGATGCTGTTTTTACAGCATTTCCGTGACCTCGGTGCCGTTCTTGAAGGTGAAAACTACTCTGCCGCCCTTGTGGACGGTCACATGATCGACCAGAGCGTTCCATGTTTCGTCCTTGAATACCATCGGCAGGTCGTACAGTTCACCGAGCTCAAAGAGGAATCCGCTCAGAATATCGCCCTTGAGCTCCTGAAGCTGACGCTGTTCCTGTAATGCCGCCAGCCGCTTTTTTGCCTTGTCGTAGCGGTCGATATAGCCATCGTAGCGGCTTCGGTATTCCGTCTGGTCGAGTGTGGTACTGGCGTTCTCGTCAACCAGCTTCTGTACCAGCCCGGAAAGCACATCAATCTCACTGGTTATCTCTGCGACTTCCTTATCGATGGCATTGAAATCAGTGAATGCCGTATGCAGAACCCTGCCATCATCGATGAGAGCCTCGCGGTCAATCATCAACTCGCTGACCGCCTTCAAGAACATCGCCTTTATGTCATCTTCATATAAATGAGGGGTTCGGCATTTTTCGACACCCTTGAATTTGCCGTTGCACTGCCAAATGGTACGGCGGTACTTGCTGTTGGAATGCCATACCTTTGAGCCATAATACCCACCGCAGTCTCCGCAGATAAGCTTTGCCGAGAATGGGCTTAGGCTGTTTTGATGTCGCCCGGTAGCTTTCCTTCGTAGCATTTCGTTCTGGACTCTATCCCATTCCTCCGGACAAATAATCGCCGGATGACTGTTTTCAACATAGAACTGAGGAACCTCACCCTCGTTGGGCTTCATCTTTTTTGTCAAAAAATTTGTTGTAAACTTCTTTTGCAGGAGCGCCGAGCCTTTGTACTTCTCATTGGTAAGAATGCTCTCAATCGTGGTGGCCTGCCACTTTTCTTTACCACCCGGTGTGGGAACACCGTTCCTTGTGAGGCTGGCAGCTATCGCATTTGTGGTCTTACCCTGTATGAATAAGCGGTAGATGGTTCGCACCGTTTCTGCTTCCTCCGGTACAATCTCCGGCAGCCCGTCCGCGCCTTTTCGGTATCCGAGGAACTGCCCGTATGGGATGCTGACCTTGCCGTCGGCAAAACGCTTCCGTTGACCCCATGTGACGTTTTCAGAAATTGAGCGGGATTCCTCTTGCGCCAGACTGCTCATGATGGTGATAAGTAGCTCCCCCTTGCTGTCGAGGGTAAAAATTTGCTCCTTTTCAAAATACACCTCAACGCCTTTTTCTTTGAGCTTTCGTACCGTTGTCAAACTGTCTACGGTGTTTCGAGCGAAACGGCTGACGGATTTTGTAACGATAAGGTCAATCTTGCCGTCCAGAGCATCCTGAATCATTTCATTGAAGCCGTCTCTGTGCTTTGTGTTCAAAGCCGAGATGCCTTCGTCCGTGTATACGGTGACGAACTCCCAATCAGGCTTCGACTGGATATAATTGGTGTAATAATCCACCTGTGCTTCATAGCTCGTCTGCTGTTCTTCGCTGTCGGTAGAGACACGGGCATAACCCGCCACACGCTTTCGGACGGCAGCATTGCGAGGAAGTCCCGTGTGCATCATCCGTGTCGCTGGGATGACCGTTATATTTTTTGCTGCCTGCATCAATGCTCACCTCGCCTCTGTGTTTTCTTTCGTGCGGCTTCCCGCATCTCCGGTGTCCAGCTCTCCGCTCTGGAACGGTCTGACCATCGTTTAACGGTTTCTATGCCGTCTTTGAAGCAGAACACCAGCGTATTGCCGACCTCCACTCTTACAGCCGTTATTTTGTTGTAAAAGGCATCTGCATCAAATGTGTCGGTGCCTAACGCTTCGGCGGCGACAGTCATGAGTGTATCCTCCGGTATCTGCTTGGAGGCGCAGGCGGCTTTACCGAGCGTATTGTAAGTAGAGCATATCCATACGGGACCGGTGGCGGTAACCTTTCTGCGATAGTGCTTCCCGCAGATGGCGCAGGTCAACAGCCCTGTAAACGGATAAACTTTTTGACCGCTGCCGGTGCGCGTATGCTTCTCCGCTCGACAAGCTATTTCAGCCTGTACCGCCTCAAAGGTTTCAAGTGGGATAATTGCTTCGTGCGTATTGACGGCATGGTATTGCGGCAGCTCGCCGTTGTTGACGAGCGTCCGCTTGGTCAGATAATTCTCCCGAAAAGTCTTCTGTAAGAGCAGATTGCCCGTATAGGCGTAATTCCGCAATACCTTCATCACGCCGCTTTTACACCACAGATTGCCGTTACGAGTGCTGATATGTTTTTCATTTAATGTTTTCATAATCGCCGTAATTCCCAATCCTGTGGTATAATAGGAATAAATCTTGCGGACGATTTCTGCTTCCTCCGGCACGATGATGTATTTGCCGTTTTCGTAGCGATATCCGAGCATGGTGCCGTTCCACGGCATTCCTTCATGGAAATTCTTTCTAATGCGCCATTTCTGGTTTTCACTGGCTGAGCGGCTTTCCTCCTGCGCGTAGGATGCCAAAATGGAGAGCATCAGCTCTCCGTCGGCGCTCATTGTGTGAATGTTCTGCTCCTCAAAGTACACATCTATGCCGAGGCTCTTAAGCTCCCGCACCGTTTCCAACAGTGTAACCGTATTCCGTGCAAAGCGTGAAATCGACTTTGTGATGACCATATCGATTTTTCCGGCATGGCAGTCGGCAAGCAGTCGCTGGAAACTTTCACGCTCATCCTT